CTCGCCTGTCCCCTTTGTGAATTCGGTATACCCCTCAAGCTGATGCCACCACTTCGACGGATAGTTTGATGTAAACCAAGCCCGTGTTTCGATTTCAAAAACGTACTGTTTGTACCCGGTTCCGGTTGGGACATTCAGAAACATTTGAGTTCCGTCGCCGCGATCAAGCATCTGCCATCCCACCGCGTCTGGGTTGGCGGCAACGTCCTTGACCAGGAGATCTGCAATTGGACGGGCAATAGAAGATGTCAGTGCCATAATGCCATTTGCGACGCTATCACGCACAGAAACGACACCACGTTTTGTCAGAACCCATAGATCAGATCCAAAGTTCTCGATCGCGAATTGTGACACCGGCGGCGCGGTTTGAACGCGACCAAGCAAACGCCAGTCATTTGAGTCGCCCGGATCAAGACCCTCATAAAGAATTGTCATGCCCGTGGTGGTCATGATGACGAGAATGTCATTCATGCCGTGCGCGGCGTTGATCGTCAGAGACGATATGAACTTGATGGACCCTTTGATGTTTCCCAACCTGCTAAGAGGGAAGCGGGTCAACTCACCTGTTACAGCTCCAATTGCACCGTAATAGAAATCCAGCTCAGTATCATCCCAAGCATAGACACGATCCTGATGCGAGAAGACGCCGTTGAACTCCGACACATTTTTGCCCGTGTCGGTCGTGAATGCGGCATCAGAAAAGGATGTTCCATCGTACCTGATGATTGCCCCTGCACCATCGGCCATGATCACATTCGAGCTGATTTCGGTGAAGGAAACCGGGTTAGGAAATGAGCGACTGAATGTGTTGGAGTCGCAAGATATGCTGTCGTCAAAAACCTCAATATAACAAGGCGTCTCTCCAAACTCATATGGGATACGCTGATTTGCCTGCGTCGTGGATTGCTGCGTGTATCCATCCCTCATCTCCAATGAGAGACCATCGCTGCGCCAGTTATCGAGAACATCAGCCATCGCGCCATTGATTTCAGAGGTCTTGGCGTCGGCGAATAATCCGCGAAGGGGAAGGGGCCAGGTTATTTCTCTGGCCGCCCGCGCGCTTGCCGCCCGTTCTCTCGCCGCTGCAATATGGGGGTTTCGCATTCTACACCTTTGCTTTCATAAAGTAGTAGACAGCAATGGACTGTGGCCTGTTGTCTATACTCTCACCATTGCCGGTATTACCCACGGTAATGCCTGTAGCTTCACTTGAGTTTGAACCGCCGGCGGTTGCGTTGTCCACTGTAATACCGGTTGTGGCGCTTCCCGTCGTCCCTGACTCCGCTGTTGCCTCATCAGATCCAGTTGCAGCATCGGATACGCCGCCAGCCTGATCAGAGCTATGGGTGTGACCCGGATCTGTGATAGTGTGGCCGTGCGGCGTCCCCGTAAACGTATGCGTGTGTCCGGGATCGGTGACTCCGTGGTTGTGCGATGGAAGCTGCCCTGTTGTCAGGGTTATGGAGTTGGCACCGCCTGTGGCCGTGGCGGCCAACGCGCCCTCACCAACCAAATAGGCGTCTGACAGATCTGGAAGGTTGAAGTGCGTTGCCGTCTCGCCAAACGCGCTGCCCAGCTCTGCGTATAGAGCTGGATATTCAGACTTTAAAAGAGCCTGCCCGTCCACCTGAACCCAAGCGTCGCCTGGGCTATTTGTCGTGAACTTCGAAACCACCGTACCAACGGGAACAAGGTATTCCTCAAGGTAATCAGCCAGCAATCCAATATTGGATATATCGTAGTTTCTGGTTCTGCGACGCGATTGGAGTTCACCGAGAAGATCAGCAATATCCGTCATGTCGCCATCCAGTAACCTTCACCAAGAGGTTCGATCTCGTTATGAGGGCAATCCTCACCAAAGACGATTGTGCGGCCGCGGCTAGCGTCGTTGGACAAGAACACGTCAACTTCGCGCTCATATTCGTCGTAGGCTTCCGCATACGGCATGGACAGTCCTTTTTTTAGACGCCACGTCATGCCAAGGGAAACTACGTGATCGTCATCAATCGCGCATGTATCTGTGTCGTTTCGGAACTCTTCGTCTCGCACCTGATATTCTGGGAACTTGGTGTTTCCCACTTTGGCGGGGATGCGGCGCATCTCTTCCAGTTTGGTTTTTCCCCAAACTGCGGTTCCCCAAACTGCGGTGCCCCATTTTGATCCACTGGAAGATGTATCAACCGCATCGAGCGCACCGCCAGCGATATAGCCTTCACGCGGGACCAAAGGTGACTTAGGAGTCAGGTAGCCGTCTACAGGTTCAAGATCAGCATCGGTAGCAGCACGCGCCACAGGAAATCGAGAAAGATACTCAATAACAACTAATTCCTGCTGCGTTGGAACAGGCTCAAAGTGAATCAGGTTGTTCTTGATGCGCCAACCCATGGGAACGGCTGTGTACTGGATGCCTGCTATCCAGTTACTCCATGTCTGAGGCGACACGGGCCCAAGAATGCCAAGAGGCCAGCGATTGCGCTGCTCTGTCCCGGGTATCATCTTGTAAATGTCAGGCGGAAGCCGATAGGCATACACGCCCGGCTTGGTCGCAAACAGCCATTGAGACTGGAACCCGGATACACCGTTGCGCATTGCCTGACGCATGATGTCGCGCAAAGTGTCTTTCGCCGCCACACGCAGAATTCGAGCTATTCTGTCATTGTCGTTGCCAATGATGGTGGTTGGCGTGTTGACCGTGGCCCGGTCACAAACCTCAGTGCAGATCTCCAAAAGTGTCCGGGCCATGTGTCATTCCTTAATCTTGGATTGCAAGAGGATCGTCCTCAATTAAACCTGTACCCTCGGCAAGAGGATTGGGCGTATCATCAACCAGCGGGTCAGTGCTGGAAACGCGCTGCGCATCATCCCCCATTGGGCTATTCATGCCCGGCTGCACAGATGTCATCTGGCCTCCGCCACCGACCATTTTTTGAAGGGCATCAAGTTGCGCTTTCATTGCCTGCATCTCAGCCTCAGCGCGTTCACGGCCAGCTTTTTCAGACGCAAGAGCTGATTCAAACGATGTGCGCATTGCCGCGACATCTTGCAGCTCTTGGTTTTCCTCGGATTTGGCAATCCATTCCTCTGCAACAGAGCGAACATAGCGGCCCTCGTGGCCGATTTGATTGATGACCTCCATCGGCACGCTGACCAGATCTTCAATGGATCGCAGGCCGGAAAGCTGCAAGATCTGGATCTGTGAAACGGAAATGCCAGGGAGTTCAGAAAGTGCAGTGCCAGATACCGGCATATCACCGTGCTTGGTGAAGTAATCCCATTCTGCGGGGAACAGCTCCTTAGCCTCGGCTTCGGTGATATACGATGTAGCCGCGGTGTTTGGGTCGCCGATGGGTTGCTTGGTCAGACGCAGGCGGCGTTGGCGCTTACCGTTCTTCTCCGGGTCAGAGGATGACAACGTGATGTTGTCCCATTGAAATGAGATGTAGACGCCCTTTCCAGCGACGCCAGAGAAATCCCGTCCAAGATTGGTTTGGGATTGATCGGTAATATGTGGAAACTGCTGCATCAGGTGGTTGCTCCGCTTCGGTTATGAGAAAGGGGGCGTGGTTTACCCAAGCCCCCTTAACTCATAGCGGATATTAGTCGAACATGCGACCGTGACGTGCGCGGTTGCCGGTGATGAAGTTACCCATACCAGCCATCACAACAGTGTCACTGTCCTCAGTTACCGGGCGACGTGGGCCGGAAAGAACCACGTTGTTACGCTTGCGGTGCATGATCATTTCGATCTCGGAGAGATCCATGAAGTACATGCCAACCGGTGCGAAACCGCCGTCACCACCATCGAACACAACCGGAATGCCTTCAAACAGGATATTGCGGAAACCTGCGTCGGCAATCTTCGAGTCCATGTAGCGGCGCTGGTTTTGCAGCGACTGAGACAGGATCGAATAGTAGGTGTTGTCAGAGATGATCAGATCGGTTTTGTCGGTGCCACGTTGCAGAGACAGACACAGATCCAGCATATCAGCATAAATGGTGGCCGTTGCCGCGCCGCCAGTTGCCTTACGCTTGTTCTCCCACCAAGTCGCGGTGCCAGCGTTGATGCCGCCCACGGTAGAGCCTGCGGCCTCGGAGATCAGAAGCGCCAGGCCGCCGAATTCCTTGCCGCCGCTGCCGGTGCCGTCAGAATACGCGGATTCGTGCATCTTGTTGGCGATGGTGCGCTCTGCGTTCTCGATGCGAGCTTTCATCATGGAGATGATTTGCTCTTTGCCATCGTTCTGCAGCATTTCCAGACCGGAGATAGATACGCCACATGCGTACTGCTTCCACGGATATTCCGCAGAGGTCAGGACTTCTTGACCAGCGACCTTGAGGGTTTCACGACCAGTATAGAACTGGAAGTTGTTATTCTCGCCGTAGCTGATAGGGCAAGAGATGGTGCGACCGCCACCGATCAGGCGAATACGACCCTTGCGGCGAAGCTGCAGCATGAGAGCATTGTGCTTGGTGGTTGCGTCCGCGATTTTGGGCCGACGATGACGCAGGGTCGCCGTGACCATTTCTAGCATATCAGGATTTGACATCCTATTCTCCTAGCGATCCCCGCCCAGATCATCCGCCAGACATTTGCTGCCTGAGAAATTCTTCGAGCCCCACATCTGGGTCTGTTGCGGCGGGTGGTGATCCTGCTCCTTGGCCCGGACCATCAATGATTTTATTGCTGGCGTTCTTGGCTTTTTCCAATGCGGCCGCGTTATCTTTGTCCTGTTTTCCCACATCCGTTGCGGGTTGTGCGTCATTTTTTTGAGACGCAAGCAGTCGCTCTGTAGCTGCCTGACGGGTATCTGGGTGCGCCAATTCGGCTTGCTCGTATGCCGCCGCAAGGCTTTCCTTGGTCATTGGCTTACCGCTTGCCACATCCTGGCGCACGATAGCCAGCATCATTGGCTGCAGCTTCTCAAAGTGAGGTCGAACCAATTGACCGTCAGCGCCGGTCTCTGTGATGACATCCTGGACAATCCGACGGTTTTGCTCTTGAGGGCTATCGGGGCCCAAGTTTTGCATCGGATCTGGCTGTTGGCCCTGTAACTTAGCCTCGGCTTCACGCAGCTTTTGAGAAAGCTCACGCTCCCGATCACTCATAAACGGGTCATCTTCCTCACCCACATCACCTGATGGGGCCTCCACCTTCTTGACCTCATAACCGAGCTTTTCGGCTGCGCCTTTCAAGATGGCCTCAGCCTTTGCAGCATCGCCGCCAGTTGACTGAGAAATGAACCAAGCCGCGTACCCCTGCGGATCACGGTTTGCGTAGTCGTTGACGTTTGTGAGCCACTTGACGGCATCCTTTGGCTCAACTCCGCGCTGTTCAAGCAAATCCTTTTGGGCGTGGATCGGGGCCATGATCTCGTTGAACTCAGCACGTTCCGCGTCCAGTCGATCCCGCGCGGCCTGCGGTAGGGATGCGATTGCGGCGTTATAGTCATCGTCCGAGAACTCTTTCTTTTCACCGTCGGGTTCTTTCGGCTTTGCCTCATCGTCACCTTCTTTGGGCTTTGGATCGTCGTCCTTTTTGCCCTCATCATCATCCTTTGGCTTTTTGCCATCAGGTGATGTCGGTTCTTCCTCTTCACCCTTTTTGCCGTCTTCTTTTGGCTCATCGGCCTTTTTCTTGGATGATCCGTCTGCGGCGTCGCGCACACGCTTAATGCCATCTTCTTCGTCTACGGTGTTTCGCGATTGAATGTCATCATCATCCAGCGGGGCATTGAAACCGCCATCATCATCCTGATTATCGTCCTCAAGATCATCGTCGCCCAACGCAGTGCGCAGAGCCGCGGAAATGTCGTCATCTTCGCTTTTGATGAAAGAAGCGCCTGCGTCGTCTTCACCGTCCATGATCAGATCATCGTCTTTACCGGCCATGATTTATCTCCGTTTGGTTGGGGTCAGGTTTCAGATTTTGAGTATGATAGAGCATCCATGCCGTTATGTGCAGCCTGCTCTAAATTTGTTCGCATCATTGCGCGCTTACGCTTTGCCTCATTTGGCGCGGTGCGAAGTCGGCAGGCGGCGTCAACGATAGAAAGCATCTTCGCGCCCAATTCATTCAGAGCATCTGCCAATCGTTGCTCTTCTTCGTCTTCGTATTTACGTGGCGGTAGAATGCTCATCCCCGACAACCTCCATTCCCTCGGTACTGATTTGCTCGGCGTCTGTGGCTTCGTCGTTGGCTTGCTCGATCATCTTTGGCGGTGGCCGATTCAGCGGATCTTCTTCAATGGCCCGTTTGATGTCTTCAACCAAGTCCTCTTCGTACTGCCGATATTCAGAGGTGCCTTTCTCTGCAAACTGCTTGTGAGTGCCGCTGCTTTCATCAAACGTCTCGAACTCAACCAAGTCGTTCTTCTTCATGAATTCACGCTGATCACTGCGGCTATTGATCACCGTATCTCCCTCGCGATGCGGGGTAATGTCAGGTATCAGCATCGGCGCTGGAAGGTGCTGCATATTGCGCTGGGGCTCACGGCAATTGTGGGGCCATGGCCGGTCTAGGCGATGCCACCCGCCACATACCTTGCACTTGCGTTTCTTTCCGCCCTTCTCATCGTCCCACAGATCCTCTGGATCTCCGAAGATGGCCGCGTGCTTGGCCGCGCTGATGTCCAGTCTCTTGCCCATTATTCCCCCAGTGGGTTTTCGTGGCTGCCGCCTTCTGGGTTCAGAACCTCATCGGCCAGAACATAGGATGCTTGGAAAGTCTCATCATTGGCCATAAACACCATGCCGTTTGCATTGCAGATGATCCAATCCCCGATGTCCAACTCAGCATCCAAAAGCTCAGTTTTCAGACTGACACGGCAATCATTTTGAATGCGGTCAATCAGTGCCGCTGATGGAAGCATCGTGAACCACGCCGCAATTTCGGACCAGTTTTCACCGGTCCATTGCATCGCCTCAACTTCCTTCGGTAGGCTGGTGTACTTCGTCATTGTGATCGTCCTCAATCAGGTTTTCATCAAGCCAGGCCAGCAACTCTTTCTTGGTACTTAGGCAGGCTATGGGTGGGTTTAACGCGCTGGTCTCAACCGCAGCATACACGATCCAGCCGCCGCGACGCGCGCGAAAGCAGGCAAAATCCCCCATGGTGAACCGGTCCGCCTCATCGCACCCCTTGTTTCCAAGGGATGCTTGCGGATATGGAATTGATGTTTTTCCGTCCATCAGCCCATGACCGCGTGAACAATGGCTTTGAACAGACGATCCTTGATTTGCTGGTCTTCTGGCAGCTCATCAAACGGGACCATACAAGGATGCGTCTTGGCCTCCGGGTCTTTGGTTTCACCATATACCCATCCATCGGCATCTTTTTGCGCCATCCAGTTGTCGTGACTTGAGCTGGCACCCGCATCAGGATTGGCGACGTGGAAGGCAACACCATCAAGCGCAGATTCCGTTTGCCACTTCGGTGCATCATGCCAGCTAGGCTGCGAGTAATCCTGAAACAGGCGGCACCAGACGCGATTGACCTCATGACAGAGCTGCGCCGCAACTTCCATCTTGGATTTTGCCGTAGATAGATCTGGTGGATATTGCGTGAACTCGTGCAAGATCTGTTTCAACAGATAGCCTTCAAGCGCCCAGATCTTTTCGCGCGCATTTTCGCGGGCGATTTTCCGACCAATTTCCGCGTCAAAGTTTTCAGGCGATGCGGCGGCGCTTTCACCAGTGACGGTGAAACCGTTTTTCAACAGGAGAACACACACGGTCAACGTGGTGCCTGTCGGCTGCATAAACGCTTCATCCTTGATGACAGAATCAATTAGATCCGGCGTGACGCGCGGTGCGGTCAATTCCTTGCTCTGGATCTCGGCCTCAATGGCCGCTTCGTTGCTGCTCATGTGAGCGCTCCTCTCTGGGTTATGTATGCGCCTATTGGCGCGGTGGTTGCGGCTGAGGCTTCATCTGTTCGACAAAACCTTTCGCCATCAGTTCTGCGCCCTTCAAGCGCGTTTCATGGGCACGATCTTTGTCACCCTCTATAGCATCGCCTTTTTGCTCCATCTGCGCAATCATCAGGTCGGTTTCAGAGCGGATCTTGGCGACGGTGACTTGCGTATCTTCTTTGGGTTCTTGGTTGGCCTGATCAGGCAGAGATGCAAGCATACCTTCCAAAGTCCGGCTTTTCGGGAACCCTCGCACCGCAAACAACAACAGTTCCTTGATGACCTTCATCTCGACAACGCCAGACTGCGCCAGGGGGAACATGCTTTCCACCATGGCCGCAAATGCTTGCAGGAACTCAACGCGCTGCTTTTTGTCCTCTTCTTGATCTTGCAGGATTGTGCCATCGGTCTCAATCGAGATCGTAAACTTGCGCTTCATATCATCGCGCAGCGTGCGGAAAACGGCCTCCCAGCTCGTTTGCTCATAGAACGGGATATTTGGCGGCGGCGGCGCGGGCTGCTTCGCCTGCTTTGCCATTTGAGACATTTGGGCGTGCTGGGCCTTGGCCTGCTGAACAGCCATATTCATTGCCTGCAGCTTCGCATCAGTGTCGGGCAATTCCATATTCACGATGTCAACGATGGTCTTATCGTCAAAATGCTCGATCGCCATTTCTGTCATGATGATGATGGTATCGCGGGCAAACCGGTGCATCTTAGATTGCTTGTCCCGCAATCTCAGGTTGGCGTAATTGCCTTTGAGCTGCTGCGCTCCCAGAGTTTCATTGGGATCAGATTGGCCGCGCACAATGTCGCTGATTCCGCTGATCTCATAGAGCTGCATCTTGGCTTGCTCACGCATTGTGATGAGCGCCTGCGCAGCCTTGATCATTGCATCGAGCGGCAGCCACTGGATAATCCCGTCTGATCCACCCTTTTCCATGAGGCCAATCCACTCTTCGATTGGGATCATGCGGTTTGCATCACCCTTTAAGAGCTTCTTGATCTCAGCGTTCATCTTGCCCGGATACAGGCCGGAAACGCTAATAGCGTTGAGGATGGATGATAGCTTGCTTGTTGCCTTGTCGATCTCGTCGGCGCGGGCGCGATAGAACGCGGTATCAGGTCTCGGCGTCAGCATCCCATTCTTGGTCACGGACAACAGGGGCTTGGGGCTGTTGAAAAAGTCTTCAAGCCCCATTGGGTCATCGACCTCATCAAGGATGTCATCTCGATAATGTGGAGACCACCAGATAACGGACATGTCTTTCTTGTTCCAGATCTCATAGACAATGCACTGATCGTGCGTTGACGAGCTTTTCGTCTGGGACGTTTCGACATCGTTATCAGGCTCATAACCCGCAAAGTCACGGTCGCTTTCCCGGATCTTACCTTTGAGCCCGTCAATCGGGTAATCCATAAGCTCGGAAATCTTTTGCTGACCCGGATTATCTGGATCTAGCTCTTTATCAAAGCGATTGGCTACTTCCTTTTTCGTCATCGGGGTTTCGAATGCCGCCCACGGCAACTCATCCCATGAATTGGTGGGACCGTACATGACACGAGACCAAGGCCAATGACGTACCTTAATGCGCTCACGCGCCTTATATTCTTCTGTAACAGGGGTGATCCCATCCTCAGACATGGCCGGTTGCCCGGTTTGAGGATCAAACACCGGTCGCGCCCTGAAATCGGCGTTGTACATAACCCGGACGGTGCCGCGCCCTGGCACAAGCCAATCATCCCGCGCCGCCTCCATTGCCTCATCAAGCTTGCTGGTTTCAATGAGGTATTCGGCAAGGCGCTGCATCACCAGCGCGGCAATGCGATCAGTGTCGCTGTTGCGCTTTCCGTCGCCACCGTAGCGACGGCGCACAATTGGATCTGGTGTTTCGGAATAAACCAGAGGTTTCAGAACCTCGATATTCGCGTGGATGATGTTGGTTCGGTTCTGGTCTTTTTTGTATTCCTGCGTAGTGTATGCCTTATCTTCCTCGCCGAAATAGTCTTGCTCCGCGTCCTTGCCTTCTTCGCGAAAACGCTTTTCCCCGGTCAGGGATGCTTGGATCTGCTCAGACCAAAACTGCCAAGCCTCAGACGGGTCTTTCTGTTTGGCTTCGTCAAAGTCTTCGATTTCCGTTTGATCTGTTGGCTCATCAAATTCAACGGCGTCACCGCCACCCAGAGAATATTTGCCGTGTTCCTTTGACGCCATCGGGGGCTACTCCTTAACGCTCATCCAAGAAGAACCCACTATCGAGTTCAGCCGTGATGTCTGTTGTTCCGCTGGCATTTGCCACCAACATACGCACCTTGTCATTTTGGCTGAGATCGACCGGCACTGTAAAGTTGAAGAACGCGACATCGCGCCCACCAGCTAGGGCATTAACCTGGCGGAAGCGTGTTTCTACCTCACCCCATGCAGATCCAGCATCGTCCCAGCGCTCAATTCTGACCTGAGCCTCATTATTGGAGCCACTTTCCAAAACAAGATCTACAAACACCTCATAGTGCTTTGGAGAACGGCCAAGGTGGCGCAGCTCACCGTTTACCGGCATATCAAAGTGCTGCAAGTCAGAGGCCGTGAATGTACCAGCCATGACCTCAAATGTGTTCTGCGTCGTGATGGTGGTTGTCACCTCTGTGGTGATCAACATTCGACCACCGACAAAGGTATTATCCAATCCCACATTGTCGCGCCAGAAGCTGGGTAGATCACCGCGTGATATGTTCGGCGTCAGGTTTGTGTCACCGGCGTCATCAACACCGTTCCGCGTCACGATTCCGCCAACGAGTTGCAGCGTTGATGGGTTGGGGAAGTGGCTGGGCGCGAAGTCCAAGTAACTCGCGCTGGCCGGAAGGTCGATGTTCATATTCGACCGGAAACGAGATGTCATGCTGAAACCGGTTCCGGCCTTGAATAGGCTGTATGACCCATCTGTGAGACCGCGGACAATGGATGTATCAATGAAGAATCCACCGGACCAAGCGCCAGACAAGCAAAGCTCTGGCTTGCCGCCAAATCTCCCGGTTCCACTTTCCAGACCCTGGCGGAAGTTATTCAACTCACCAAGAGATGTGCAACCACTGTAATTGACGCGGGCGATCTCAACAGCTTCGTTTCCGGTATTGGATTGAAGGTCATAAACCTGTGAACCGGTTCCGCTGATGGAAATATCAATGTCTTTGAAAAGCACATCACCGGCTGATGACCCCGTGAACAGGGTAAAGCTGTCCTCAGTCGAATATAGGCCGGATAGATCGAAATTATATCCCGAAATGAATATTCCCCCGCTGGATACGGCGATGCTCAGGTTTCCAGCGTCCACCTTTTCGGTGAGGAAGTATTCACAGGTCGATACAGGATTGTTGCCCAGCGTGGACGCATAATTGCTGTTGTCCACGTAAATTCGGTGCTGAGGCCAAAACGCGGCGCGAGATACAAAATCAAGAGGCATTGGTTATTCCCGAATTACCTTGAGGCTTACGTCATCGTATTTGACCAGAGCATAGATGTCCGCTGCGCCGCCAAGATACGAAAATTGGTTACTCTGATTCACATCGACGGGAACCGCGTCCTCTGTATCGTCTGCAGGTGCGCCACCACTGGTGGCAACAACATGGACAAAAAACGGGGTGCCTGACGGAGATACCGCAGACAGGCTTGTCACGTTGGTGCCGATGGCAACGAATGTGTCTTTCGTGAGGGGTACGTCTTTGGTTTCAAGGGCCATGTTCAATCCTCTCCTTCGTTACGCAAGAATAACTCCATAAGGGTCTCCCCGTGTGTCATTTTCTCCCTTTGCTTTGTCCCTGATATGATGTCCATCAACATCCGGCCCAGAAGACTTGCGGTATCAACCATGTCATCGTGCTTGCCGCCAGGGAATGCAAGAAGCTCTGTCTTGAACAGATCCGCCATCGGGTGGCCGCGCGGCAGATAGAACTTACCCAATGCAGCCATCCCCAAGATGGCCTGCGCCCGCTGCTCTTTGGATGTCGAGCTGGTGTATTGCTTGCGGTGAACGAATACGCTTTCATCGCGCATCTGATTCACAAGGAATGGGCCAACGCCCTTGATTATTTGTCCTTGCTCTTCCCCGGCCATGAGTGGCTTCCAGAGTTTGGCGAGGCGAATAAACTGATCAACCCACACATCAGAAAGCGTGCGGCCGCGCCACATGTCGAGCATGTATATGTTGAAATCAGGGTCTACGCCCCAGACCGTGTGGACGGTGTAGTCTGGATCTGGGGCCCCGGCCTCTGCCGTCACCGCATAGTCTGAGGTCATGTAAATTGTCAGAGCTGCGAGATTCAGATCGGCTGGGTTGTAATATTGGATGTGCTCTTTCGTGAACAGCAAGCCTTCTTCCGGTGCCGGGCGGCCTTGATAAAGCGCAGACCATATATAGCCGCCGCGCTTTTCTACCGGACCCCAAGCCTTTTCACCCCATTGATCGGGCCACAACCATTCGCCGGGATCTCGGCCAAGAGGATCATTAAGCTCTGCGCGGGCTGGGATATTGAGGACATACCATTTTTCGCCCGTCTCCCTATCTTCCATCCACCCAGATTCGCCGTTGTAGTTTTCCGGCAAGATCCGGCCCGCTACATCGTCTTCATTCCATCGCGTTCCAATCATCAGGCGCTTTCGCCGTCCCTGCAGGCGTGTGAGCAAGTCGGCCTTGTATGTCTCCCACGCTTCTTCCCTCATGTGCGCGGAAAGTGCCATTTTCCGGCCCTTGATCAGGTCATCCATGATCAGCCACTCAGCCGGGTTACCGTGCGTCGATCCGCCCATGAGACCGAAGCCGTTGTATTCGCCGCCAAGCGTTGTCGCCCATTGGGACTTGGCTTGGCTATCTGCGGCCAGCTCTGTTTCGAATGGATATAGTGGGGATTTCAGGTAGTTACGGACATTTTTACCAACCTTGTCGGCAAACTTCTGCGTGTGAACCCCTGACATGATATTGGTGCGCGGGTACTTACCGATCAGCCATGAGGGGGCCAGCATCGTGCATAAGGTACTTTTTGCCATACGCGGCGGCAACGAAACCATCGCGTTGTCGATCTTGTCATCATCCATGGCCTGAATGAGCTGGCATATCTTCTTGTGGTGAGGCTGCGGGGTAAACCCGGTCATGCGCATGTAGTAATGCAGGAAAGAACTCTGCGCCCGCTTCTTATCCAAAGCGCGGAGCATTTCTAGCTCTTTCATGTGCGTCGGTGTGAATGCGTTCATTACGCCTCTGGGGGATAAGAAAAGGCCCAGCGCAATGATGCACCGGGCCCATTCTTTATTTCAAGGCTGATCAGGTATTATCCGCCGTATTGGGTAACGCCCTTGTAGGACTGCGAAGTCACCAGAGCGATCAGTTCAAACTCTTTTGAGCCATCAGCCGCAGAGTTTGGATCGTAGGTGCCGCGCACGTCGCCGGTGGTTGCTGTTGCAACCGCTGTGTCGCCTGCAACCAGAGTGCCGGCGGTTGCGGCTGCGCCGTCTTCAACTTCCTTGATCACGTTGGTCACGTTGTCTAGGAACACTGGCAGGCCGAAAACGTCGCCGGAACCAACAGTCGCGCCGGTGATATTCGCCGATGGGACAACGCTGGTGATGGTTTTGAACGCTTTCTTACCCGCCATTGCGGTGCCGGAAGCTGATGTTTCAACGATGGTATTACCATCAACATCGGTGCCGGTGACGGTCAGAGTCGCAGTTGTTGTCCACGCGGCAACGACATTGCGAGGCACATCAAAGGTTGCGACGCCGCCAGAGGCCAGAGCGCCGTTGATGGTCATCGCCGTGTCTGCGGTGCCCGCCTGGGATGCGCAAACGCCATCTGCGTCAGCGGCGGCAGGTGTGCCCAGATTGATATTTACCGGGTGCAGCGGGAAAACGCCGTCTGCAATGGCAATCGGATCGTAATCCGCATCGAGGCCAGCAACATCCAGATCCAGCGTCAGGTTATCACCAGCGCGGAAGGTGCGTTCGGTGTTGTTGACAACGGTGATATTGGATGCGTTGAACGTGATTGTGATGTGACCTAGCTTCGAAGACAATTCAGTGAATGTCGGGCCAGTCACCTTGTGGTCGCCTGCAGGGGCAAAGTTACCGGGGCCCATGCCAGACGGATAGTTGAAATTTTGCGAATTGGAAGTCGCAGCAACTGCCAGCGCCACCGTTACGCGAGATGCATCAGGTAGAAATTGCATTTCAGGTTCCTTTTCAAGCTTTCAAGTTTGCATATGCAGGTCAATTCATAACCCAAACCCTGACAGGGTGGCGTCAATTTTTTGGATGGTGCCCGTCTCGTTCCGGGCTGTCAGAGCTTTATGGCCTCCGCCGTCCCTTTGATTTGTGCGGCACTGCCCCGCATCGCGCTCAAAAATTGACCATAAGCGCCCCGGCCTTTTCTCCATAGACAATGTTTCGTGCGACCGGGTGCCGCCCCAACATCCCTAATTTCTTATCGCAGCGACCAGACCTATCCTGCTTGGTCCAGCCCCGCTGGTAGGACGCTGGCTGGCCTGCCTCTCCTACCGATGCTCTTGGGATCACCCGCCTGATCTTGACGGATACAGGAACCCTCTCGGTTATTCTATGACGTGGTTTCCAGGACATTTTTGAGGTCCGTCTAGCCCACACCTGCATCTTCCAGACCTTGATTTGAAACTACTCTATTTCATGCCGATTCCGCAAGGTTTCCAGCTCCTTCAAGAGGTGTTCTTGCGTGTGATCGTCGTAGTCTTCGACTTCACCGGTCGCACTGGGCTGTGATGGCGTGATGTCTCGCGCGTTTGATCCCGGTGCCGATCTGCCGTTTGGCGGGGCTTTATGAGGCGTACCGTACAGATCCGGGAACCTTGACGCCGCGATTTTTGACAATAGGACCGCATTGGTCATCGCGCCGGGCAGTCGTGAGTTCCTGCGTAGCTCCGCGGTGAATGACGCCCGAAGTTTCGTCATCGCTATGGCGTAAGCATCTGCAAACTCTGGGAAACGCTGTGCCCACCCAAACATTGTGATTTCGGCGACGCCAAATTCCGCTGCCCATTCTTCGGGATACATGCCCTCTTCTGCATATCCTTTGATGTCGTCGCAGAAATAGGGCTCATAATATGGGTCTGCCGCTTCTTCGTGTGGCGCTGCCTCATGCTCGGCGGAATGCTCGATAATCTGTACCGCTGTTTCGTTAGTGAAACTTTTTGCCCTCTTATGAGGTTTCAGTGGGTCACTCATACCAGCGCGGCCTTTCCGGTGCTGGTGATCTGGGATGGGTTGTTGTTCTCGATCAAGTTCATCTTGATCATTTCCTGCAGGATCAGCGTTGCCTCTTCCCGGTTTGTTCCCGTCGCGTCCATGATCGCACGCTTGGTGCTGACCATCCCCTGGCGCTCATTCACCGCCCGCAGTGAGATGTACAATTTGACGCTGAGAATGCCGGTCGCCAAGGATTCAGGGACAGATCTGATGGGGTGGCTGGTGCGAGCTGCGAAATATTGGAACATGCCGTCGCCAACACGACGCTGGCTTATGGCGATGACTTTGAAATCAGACATCAGGGATGCGTAATCGCCCATATTTTTAAGGGGCGCGTAATGCTCTTGGTCTATGGATATTTGCCCGATGTGATAGAGGCACTTTTCGCCGCGCGATGATGAGAAAACCCAATTTCGGAACTGATCTAAGCTATATGCAACCGCATCCGGTGCCCAATGCAGTTTATAGCTATGCCTCATAGCTCGATGATCTCCACGCCCATTGCCAAAAGGATTGCTTTTTTGATCAAGTAGACCTCTGACGGGTATCCCTTGGCGTCCACTACCTTGAGTTCTCCGTTCTCTTTATACGTGAAATCTGCCTTATAAAACATATGCCGCCCGGTTGGCGTGAGGATAGGTCCGTTTTGTCCGAACAGATAAATGCGCTGCTGGCGCTTTAGATCGGTGATTTCACCAGCTTGGACGCGCCACAGGAGATCGCCATAAACCTTGGCCTCGTGACCGCTATCAAATCGGATTCCATTGACGGTGATTGCCTTGGCGTTCTTGCCCGCGGCGTTCTTCTGACCTTTCGGCTTGCCCTGTGTGGCCCGGTATTCAGCCGCAGTTATCTTTTCCATCTATCCCTGACCATAATGGAAAGGCAAGCGCAGGTTTGCTTTGGGTAGACCGCGCCCATTAAACCAAGGGTTCCCCCGTGTAATCGCACCACGCGCGACGTGCCCTTGCGAAATGCCCCATGAACTGTTTCGCCTCTATTTTACGTGGCGTGTGGAAGAAATCAGCGGATGCTTGATCAAACTTATCCGCCAATTCCAACCAGTTTTCAGGCAAGCCCTCAGCGCCCTCACGATGTAATCGACGCATACGGCCTGAAAGCTCTGTTTCAATCGGATTATCACTCATCATTCATTCCAAACACAGGTATAAAAAACGGTTTTCCGTTTGGCGGAATGACCATAGCGCCGCCTTTGGTTTTGAATGCGGAATATCCCTCTGGCAGGTATGGGCTTTCAATAATTTCAATCCCTCCGAGTTCCTCAACCTTATCTGGATCTGCGCAGGTGCTAATCTCACCGGCCTTTAAAAATCCGGCTTTTCGGGCAAGTATATCGACTTTACTCACCCCCATATCGCCAAAGCCCCCATAATTATCGCGATTGCGCCGTTGAATATCGCCAGCCACATGAATGCGATCTTTCCGGCCGCATAGGAATTTCGCTCATCCCAAACACGCTTTTGAATCGCAATCTGGTGAAATGGCGTGATGCCTCTTGGCGGCTCGGTTCCGATCTGAGCGACGTAGTGCTTATATCTGCAGATCCCAAACATCAGGATAGCTCCCCCGCCTTCTTCATCGCCTCGGCCATCTTCATTTCCCGATACTGATCTATCGTGATCCGTGACCGACGGTTTGTGCGAGCGGCCAGCCCCAGCTTCGCCCGCCGATTCAACACGGTCCTTGGGTTCTTGTACCCCACCAGCTTTGCAATGTCGGCGGATGATAGGCCGATGTTCCACATTTCAGTGAACACCTCATCGCTTACTTTCGGGGTGGGCCCGTTGTACTGAGGCTTTGGATCTAACCCAAGCGACTTTGCCTTATAGGAGATCCCCTGGCGCGTGACGCCAAGGGTTTCAGCAATCTTGGTGGCGGTGATGTTGGGGTGCGACCACACAGCCTCTAGGCTTTCACGGGTCAGGTTCTTTAGGGGTCTGGGGGTAGGCATGGGGGTGCCCTTTCTGTTTAGAGCTCAAGTTTCCCTTGAGTTGGCCTATTTGGCGCTTTTCTATTACTCATAGGTTTTTCCGGTGGGTAGCGAAGGTCAATAACTTTTTTCTTCCAGACGCGGCGTCGAAGCTGAAAAATCATGGCATCGTGCAATTCCGGCACAGGAAGGTGATCAATGATTGTTTCTGTTAAATCGGTAACGCGGGCCGTTCTGTGCGGCTGCAAGTTCTTACGCACCGCTAGGTCATATAGTTCATCGCGCCAGAGTGTTCCGCACATAGCCCAAGGGTTAAATTGCTGGCTATCTCTGGCCTTCCAGTGCTGAACATATGATCGGTCATCGCTGGCCCAGCGCTCGGAAGTCTCGACCACTCCATCTACAACTTGCAGCTTACCCCAGCCTTGGGGCTTCTTTTTCGCGCACCGCTCGGCAAGCGTGCCCTCTGGCGTGCATAGCAACCACATTTTGCGAGCCACTTGACCATATCTCAGGCCCTGCAACTCAAGTCGGGTCGGGCTATCCCCCTCCCCCTTGATCTCGATACCAATCATCTCATCATCGGTGATGGCGGCCACGTCTATGCGGGCGTTACCCCAATCGGCAACGCTCATCTCCGTGACAATGGTTGCGTCGGGATATTCCTGCTTGAGCCAATTGATGGCGAGATCAAGGAGTTCTGGGGCTTTCATTTTTTAAGCGCCGATTTGGGAACACACATCAAAGCGGACCTGAACACATGTCGCGCATCAATGTTTTGATCAGGATATTCAGATTGAAACCATGCGACAAATCGCTCAACCATGTCCTGCGTCACTGAAATCTGTGGTTGCTCAAAATCCCCGCCCTTATTCCAAGGCTGAAACGCTTTCAGATCCTCGATAGACGGGAACACGCCGGTGAAGGTGAGGGCGCGGTCATCAATCGTCACCATCGCCGGTGGCTTTTCGACCGGCCACTTGATGATTTCATAGGCGTATTCTCGGGCCATATCCTCGGCCACCTTATCAGATGGCGCATCCACAATGGCACGCAGAATGTGCTTGAACATGTAAGCCTGCATCGCCTTGACGCCGCCAGACTGGTTGGTGCGTGACGAGAAGATTTGCACGTCGAAATGATCGACCGCCTTCATAATCCACAGGATCGCGCCATCAACCGGCGGATCTGGAATGACGTTTGCGCCCTTCCAGCCGCTTTCGTAGCTGTGAATGACGCCATCGAAATCAAGACATAGGATTGGTTTGCGGTCCATTTACTTACCCTCCGCCCAAGGCAGCTTAACGACGACACCGCCCTCGTTTTCGGTCATGATTCTACATGGGGAAGATTTGACTTCCTTTCCCATTGTACCGTGCCATGCGGCCACCTGCAGGGTGCAGCCGCCGTTGCTGCCGAAGCGGCGCAGCTCGACCTCACCATCACGCACGGGGACAAGGATTGCCTGACCTTGGTTTTCACCCTGACCATAGCGAACCTTGAATTTGGTCCCTGGCTCCGCGTTGGCAAAGTACGCCTTCAACGCATACTTGTTGATCGAGAAAATGATCTTAGAAGATCCAGAGGCAAGTTTTTTAATCGCCGCTTTGATCGCCGGTGCCCCGTCCTTTTTGACTTCAAACGGTACTGCGTCTTTAAATGCCATGCTGATTTCCTTTCAATGCTCAACAAACACAATGGGTTTATCTGTGGACCAGCACACAGCGCAGTTTCCGCAGTGTCTGGATTTCTCGCCGCCGTCCATGGCGTCAAGCTGCTCAGGGCACACGATTGCATCCCCTATTTTCTTTTTGTCGGTTGGGAAGTCTATTGTGAAGCTGCCCCATGTGCCGGTGCGCCCGCTGTGACGGATCATGAACCGATCAGGGTAGGCACCGCGCAGGCGGCCAACGCCAGAGCCGATCTGCGTATCCGGTTCCCATGCGGTGAATCCAAACACGAATAGGTTTTCGTATTCATCCAAAAGCTGGGCCCAGATCTTGAGGTAATCGAAACTGTAGAAGTCACCTAGGACGTGCAGACGGATCAAAACCTTTTCATGCACGCTGCACAGGCTGTAGACCTCATCACAGAGCTGCAATTCCAATTCCTTGCCCGGCTTCCATCGGCGGGAATGCGGCATGGAGTTGCCATAGCAACCGCGCCACATGGGACATGATCGAGGGCAGGTTGTGCGCTCCGGCAATGTCAGCGTGAAGATCCTGGCACCGCGCAGGCGACCGACAAGGACATCGCCACCAATCTTGGAATTGTGCCGGCCATCTTTCAAAACCCATTCAGATCCATCAGGCTCAAGCACCTTTGTTTGGAACTTTGGCCCTGTGGAATCGGCAGGCATTAATCTGTTTGGCTGCCCCAAAGGCACGCTTGTGACCTTGAAACGGCGTCGATCACGTACCTTTTTGGCGTCTCTCGTCGCCCTCAGCTTCTTTTTATGGGTGGCAGCACACCCAGCTTCACGAGAGAGAACGGTTTTAGGCGCGATGCGCGTGACACCGTGCCTTTGGATGTGTTCATCTATCAATCTGGCTTCTTCGGGGGAAAGGTCAGCCATCAATCCAGATCCCGCCACCACTGCTTGAGATGCTGCCACAGGGTCATGCGCGGCGGTTTTTGATCTTCCTCTTCCCGGCACTCATGCAGATACTTTGGAACTTTCACTGGCGGAACCTCAGAGGCTTTCACCATAAATTTCTCAGCCAATGACGCAGGCATATCCACGGGTGCGACCTGCGCTGTCTGAAATACGCCCGTCTCGGTGCGCGCCGCCCAGCGCTCATCAACAATAGCTCGGTGCGCGTCTGACATTTCCACGGGCCCAATGAAATCGCAGTTTTTCGCGGTAAATTGAATGGACCTACCGCCACTATCTCTATTTGAGATTATTAGCTTTCCATTAGGTCCGACGACGACAATAGAACCCGGATCAAGTTCAAGATGAAAAATCTCCACCATCATCAATCCACCTCCCCAAAAACAATATCCTCAAATGCGGCGAGGCTATTTGCGATCTTGGGTAACCGATCCTCGTGCTTGGCACGGGCGATGCGATCAACGATTTTGTTGACCGGCATTTTCTCAAGCCATGCCTGCAGGATGATGTTGTGATCTTGGCGTAGCCAATAGAACTGGCCACGCTCATGGTTATCCACGTCAACGCCAGCCTGTTTCAGAACATCGTAGGCAGTGTGTGTGGGGGTTGTTGCCGGTTTTTCCACCGGAATTGTATCAACATCATTCACCTCCTGATGCACGGGATGCACGGGCGCTGGTGGGTTTACCGTGTCAGGAGCGCGTAGATCATCTGGTGATACTTCCTCTGGACGACGACCAAGCGATGCATTCGAAATCCCCGTGGTCTTATGGATTTCTGAAATCGCATCATCGACCAAAGATGTATCCACATCATCTGGGGATTTCCAATCATGCGCGTCATCAGGATCGGTTACACCCTCCTGCAGCACATCTTCTGGCTTCAATCCATGGAAAACCTCATCCACCTTTTGATCAGCCTCCGCGATCAATAACTCTTCTTCAAGATCACTCACAGAAGCCATTCGAAACAGCGCGTGCGGGCCCTTCATCTTATTGTCGGGGAATACCCAAACCTTGATGCCATTCCGCGTCACCTTGCGAATGCGTTTGGCCGCAATAAGGGTCGGCTCGATTGTCTGTTTCCATCTGCGCGGCGTGGTGCCGATCAGTCCACAAACATATGAATGAGGGTCAGATGGGATTCCGCCATATTCATCCAAATGGATAGCCATCTGATCAATCATCACAGACAGTGAATATCCCACCTCGCTTTTCTCAAACCCGCGCGTGAAGTTGATGCACGCCATTGCATTGCGGATATAAGAAAATGAACCGGGTGTTTCGATGGATGTTGCGGGGTAAATCAAGCGCTTAGGCCTTAGATAATCGGTCATTTCTCAGCTAACTTTCCGTTAAATCACTGTTAAATCCACGCTAAAACTACAGTTAACTCAACGATAAATCAATAACAACTCAAGATAGTTGATTTTTTAACGCTGAGATAACTCAGATTTAGCAAGAAAATAGGTCCATTTGCCTATTATCTAAAACCTCACCACCATCGGTATCTTTCTCAGCCTTCTGACGGTGCTGCCAATCGGCTTGCCCGCATTGACCTGATACGTTTCCCTCTTCGAATTTATCGTACTCATCACCCATGCAATCCCAGCCCTTACGCTCCTGCCTACTGAACAGATCCAGCTTGTGATAATGCTCAGGAACCATCTGTTCCGCGTGGATGTATCCTTTTTCAGGCTTTCGACTATGTTCCCGCCTTGGCTCAAGAAAGGCGCTGGGAGGCGCTGTACGCGTCTCTGGGCGGCCTACGCGGCCAATTAGGAAAGGTTCCCCACATTCCCTGAGAACGTAGCCTGTGCCCATTTTAAGCTTCCCTGGACCGTGTTTTTGTTCCTTCCCCCAGAAACCCATTGTCACAAACTCAGCACCCCATGCGTTTAGGACGGCTTCACCGACATTGATCATGCAACCGGGTATCCAGAGCCAAATGTAGGCGTCAGGGGCGCAGAGAAGGCCCACAGGCAACGCCTTGATGTCTTCAAGGGGCATTGTGTCGTAATGGGCGCTGGGAGATCGCTTCTTGCCCTTTTCAGACCTCATCTCATGATCCCAGGCTGGATCTGCCATGACGAGGCCGTAACGGAACCAAGGAACGTCCTGTATGCGTCGATAGGCGGTCATGGGCTTAGAAGGGAAGTTGATATTGGTCTGTCAGCTCTTTCAGAACGAATTGTCGAGCTGAATTCGGGCCTTTGTCGAATTCCTCCTGCGGGATCCAGAACGCTGGCTCGATTGTGGTTGTGCCGAAGCTGATTTCAAAAAAACGGAATGTTAGGGTTTTGCTACCCCATTGGTCACCCCACATTGCGGCGCCCCAAACAAATGGTTTTGGCATCGTGATTGTATCCGATTGCGAATCCACGATCAGGCGATTTTTGGGTCCGGTGATGCAAAGTGCTGAGAATGGTGCAGGCATTTTAGGTTTCCAATCTTTTTTTTAGGCGTTCGAGTTTTTCGACGGTGGGGGCGTAGAATTCCGCGTACTTGCAACCCTTGCGATCACGGAGCCCGCGATAGAGTTCCAGTTTGCTATCGAGCGAATCCACGGGGACGGTTTCTTGCCAGGCTCCGGTTTTGAGGGTGAAACTCTTGCGATCAAGGGACAGGGCGACGCGAGGGGCGATGCGGGTCATTGGCTATCCGCCTTGGCTTTGAGGGCGGCGATGTCCGCCTGAATGTCAGAATTTCCCGATTTTAGGGTCTGGTCTGGGTCTGGGTCTGGGTCTGAGTCCTTGTCATGGTCTGGGTCTATGTCTGGGTCTATGTCTGTGTCCTTGTATCGGGGTGGTGCCCCATAGGGTATAGGGCCGGTATAGTTTAGGGAGGCCCATAGGGTATCAAATAGGTTATCGCTAGGGTCTACACTTGATGCTGTGAAAGCGCTCCATAGGGTATTTGGGTCGCGCTTGAATGATGATTTCAAGCGGTGGAAAATCATTTCCTCCATCTTCAATCTGATTTCACTGACCTTCCATCCATCGCCACCTTTTGCGGTACCCGCGGCCTTGTGTAAGATGTGGTAGGCAAAACACAGAAATGCGGTTTCGGTGAGTAGGTTGTCTGGCGCTTTATCGTATCCAGCAATCATGCGGCCAATAGCTTCCTGAGGACCATCTGGGGCGTTCCTCTTCTCCCAATCTCGGACGCGGACAAGAACCTCATCCTCGTCATAGTCGATCAGCTTGACATCAACGAGCGTGGTGATGGCGTCTCTACATTCTTCCACGCTGCGCTTCATGTCGTCGGCCATGACGGGAATCGACAACCTGAAAAGGCCAATCGCATTTCTCTGCGGGCTAGTGTGAACATAGAAATATGCCATTCTCGCCATATCATTGAGCGGACGAAACCTCTTTGCCCGCCATACTTCGGAGCCAATAGCCCCCCAGGGATCTGCCATTTCATTCCTCCCCGTCAGAAAGGAATGATTTCGGCGGCAATTCTGGCTCCACCCACCCATCAGGCCGCCAGCCGTCGCGGATCGCTTTGACGTGCTGCGAAATCGGCCCCGCAGTTGTCTGAAACTTATCGCAAAGTTGTTGCTGATTTATCCCCGGATTAGCGATGAGATAACGTAAAATTAACTCTCGCTTCCGCAAAGCCGCTGCTCGCTTCTGCTGTGACACATGCATCTGCCATTCTCCTTTTTCAGGATTACTTTTGTAAAAAAATGTATTGCAATGCAAGTTCTTTTATGCGATGGGTAGCGAATAAGCGATTACGAGCAAGGAGATTGCAGTGAGAAAGAGAACCATATTGTGCGAGGTCACATATGATGTTCCGGCGATGGAGACGAAGATCTCAGCCCTGAATATCGGTCGTCATCAGTGCCGCAAGATCATCTCAATTGATGCCAGAAACTCAGAACCTACGCTGATGGCGGCCATCTATTTTGCGCTGCGCCGCGAGGTCGTGAATTTCTACGTGACCTCTGTTAAATTGGAGCGCTTTCACGGGGTCGTTTACTGATGGCCTATATCAAAGACGCAACCTTGCACATGACCCAGCGGGAATGGGACCGAAAGCCCGATGACTATAAGGCTGATCGGCACCCCAACATTGCGGACATGAAAGCGGCAATCGCATTGTGCCCAGACACCGGCGCAACCTGCATGTATCCTGTGGTCATCACAGATGATCCACACCCGGCCGCGCGGATTGGGGAATGATATGAGGGAAGATCACGTGATTGATTATAGCTCACCGGGCATCAAGGGTGATGGCGCTGCGATTCTACAAAGGCGCATTATTGCTTTCGTGCGTGGAATTCGGCGACCACGCCAAAATCCCGTAAGCTCTTCGCAGATTAAAAGATGGTTTCGCGCGACCCCCCCTGAGTTTGTAGACGCGCAGATCGACGCGGTGATTATATCGGGAAAGATTAAGATTTCCCAAAAAACACTGTCCAGCGGTCGTCGTTTCAACGGTGCCTATGTCTACGAGGTCTCCTGATGTATTGCATGTTCTGTTACACAGAGAGGCCACCAATAAGCGCAAAGAAATCTCGGTTGATGTGGGATGAACTTACTAAGGTGCATGGACGTGAGCCCGGCCAGCTTGGGCTTTATGTTTCTGATGGCGGATTTCGTGACTGGCACATCGAGATTGGCGACGAACACTTTGATTTTGAGGATGCGTTTGTAGGAACGCCATCAATCATTGATCCCGTGATTGCTGCGCGGTCAACGCAAAAAAAATAGAGGTAAAATGTACTACTTCGAGCAAAAAACCTTTGCAGGCGAATGGGTTCCGGTGAAAGCCGACGCAGAGCCCACTATCGCGCAGGTGAACGGCAGGAGCCATTTGAAAAAGCCAGAAGGCATCGGCCCTGTTGTTCGCTCCGTGCGCTCGGTGCCAGGGTATTACCGGCACCTTAACCTAGATCAATTGCAGGCGGTGATGTCGCCTGACGGTAAATTCAGATCACAGACAAGGAATTGAGATGAGCAATTTGAGATCAAAGCTTTGGGACGCAGTATGGTCCGGTGCTGGGCTATGCGATGAAGAATGTGAGCGCATTGTCTCTAATGTGGAGACGGTGATTGATGACGCTGTTGCTGCAGAGCGTGAGGCGTGCGCTGAAATTTGCGACGCTTTAAGGTCTTCATTTGAAGAATTGGCCGCTGCAGAAATGCAGGAGCAATCAGTTCTTATTTCAGAGGTTGCGTACCGAAATAAGGCATATGGCGCAAAGGATTGCGCATCTAAAATCAGATCTAGGAAGGGTGTGTAACATGACCAAACAGTGCTACACATTCCGCGTTGCCTTCAACGCACGCTGCTATGGCGACGTGAAAATCGAGGCACCGACCTATCAGGCGGCGTGCGCGCAGCTCACCCATGACAATATCGGCGGCCTATTTATGCAGACTGACGACATCGACACCAGCGAGATCAGCGGCGTGCATCTGTTTGGGTGGCAGAATGACGTTGACGAAGAGGGCGGCCCATTGGGTGTTGACCTACCAGATCCAGAAGACGCGGGGAAATATCACGCGGTGCCCTACAATCCCGACGATCCGAGCTGTGACCGGTGGATTGTTAAAGCCGCAGATGACCCAAGCGTCACATTCACCAAAGACCAAGCAGTGATTATTGCTGCGATCATGAACAACCAGAAATAGTCCATATTTGGCTAAATTTAGCCATTTTGAGACCAAACCAGACCATAAAAGGAAATCCCCCATGTTCTACAAAGACGACAAAACCGCCCTGTTTATCGACGGCTCCAACATTCACGCCGCGGCAAAGGCGCTGGGCTTTGATATCGACTATAAGAAGCTGCGCGATGAATTCTTGCGCCGCGGCAAGCTGACACGCATCAGCTACTACACCTCAATTTTGGAGGATGAGGAATATTCGCCGATCCGGCCCCTTGTGGATTGGCTGCACTACAACGGATTCAATGTGGTGACAAAACCAGCGCGGGAATACACGGACGGGCAAGGCAATCGCAAAGTCAAAGGCAACATGGACATTGAACTCGCAGTCGATGCGCTGGAGATGGCACCGATGGTGGATCATATCGTGATCTTTTCCGGTGACGGTGATTTCCGCTCCTTGGTTCAGGCGCTGCAGCGCCGTGGCGTCCGCGTGTCGGTTGTGTCAACGATGCGCAGCCAACCACCAATGATTTCCGATGACTTGCGCCGCCAGGCCGACACCTTCATTGAACTTGAGGGCCTGAAAGATGTCATTGGCCGCCCAGCGCGTGAAGATATTCGGGCATAATCAATGCGCGACTTCCTGTTTGAAGATAACCTTGAGGCACCCCGTATGGGGGTGCCGATCATTGTGGATAAGTTCGCCGGCGGCGGCGGTGCCTCCACGGGGATAGCGCAGGCTCTGGGCAGAGAACCAGACTTCGCGATAAATCATGATGAATTGGCGTTGTCGATGCACGCGGCAAATCATCCGGGGACAAAGCACCTGATCACCTCGGTTTATGCGGTAGATCCCCGCGACATCGTGCGCCGTGGTCAACGCATTGGACTGCTATGGGCTAGTCCAGACTGCACACATTTCAGCCGCGCGCGCGGATCAAAGCCAGCATCCAAGAATATACGCGCCCTAGCGTGGGTTGTGGTTCATTGGATCGAAACTTTGGGAGATACGCAATCTCCTGATGTCATATTGCTTGAAAACGTCAAAGAGTTTCAGACGTGGGAAGATTTCGACCCGTGGTGCGCGAAGATACGAAAAAGCGGATACAAGGTTGAGTTCCGTGTTCTGCGGGCCTGTGACTACGGGGCCCCGACAATTCGGGAACGCCTGTTTATGGTTGCCCGTAAAGATGGAAATCCCATTGTGTGGCCTGCGCCGACACACGGAGACCCGAAGTCAAAAGCGGTGAAGTCTGGGAAGTTGAAGCCCTGGCGTAGTGCCGGAAGCTGCATAGACTGGTCGATTCCTATGCCGTCTATCTTCGACACCAAACAGGAGATCTGGGATAAATACGGCCTCAGAGCCGTTCGCCCCTTGGCCCACAACACAGAAGAGCGCATTGCCAAGGGCATTAAAAAGTATGTGATCGACGCCGCGGAGCCGTATTTTATCAGCTACGCCCAGCAAGGCGGCGCCAGCCGCAGCGCCAACGATCCTATGCACACGATATGCGCCAGCCGAAAAGACCAAAACCAGATTGTGTCAACCAAGCTGGAAGCTGTTTCAGCCTTTATGGCGCAGCACAATGGCGGCGTCATCGGTCGAGATATGTCTTTACCCCTGTCTACAATCACCACGCGCGGGACACAGCAACAGATTGTCGCGCTGCATATGATGAACATGCGTGGTTCAGGTGGTCGCGGCGCGCGCAGCCTACACGATCCCGCGGCCACGATAACCGCACAGGGAAATCACGCGGCATTGGTGGCAGCATTTATGGTCAAATGGTATGGCACCGCCGTTGGTGCGAGCCTGCATGACCCACTACACACCCTCACCTCCAAGGATCGCTTTGCCCTTATCACCGTGAACATCGGCGGTGAGCCATATGTGATCACAGACATTTGCATGAGGCTTTTGACGCCGCGTGAGCAATACAGAGCTATGGGGTTCCCGGATGATTATGAAATCGAGCGGGGCCACGATGGGCGGAAACTGTCAAAGACAGAACAGACCCACAAGTGCGGTAACAGCGTCCCCCCACCGCTGGCGCGTGCCTTGGCATCGGCAAATTGTTCCGAAATATTTGGTGTTGGTCATGTCTGATCTGGATCTCTTTGGCGAAAAGCCAATCAAGCCGCGCAAAACAGCCAAGGCAAAGGGCTACGCTGCGCGGCCAGGATCTGGGCCTAGCGGAGAAAAGTGTCAGACCTGCAGGCACATCTACCGCAGAACCACCGGTGCTGGTCACAACTATTTCAAGTGCCTCAAGATGAAACAGCATTGGGGCCACACCAGAACAACAGACATCTTAGCGCGGTCCCCCGCGTGCTATTTTTGGGAGAAAAAAGAGTGAGCCTTTCCGAACAAAAAGAGGATCGGGCGCGGTACCTGAGAGACACCCGAAATCACCGCATGACGATCCACCAAGATGATGGTTGCTACAGGCACATCAAAATGGCTGCGCCGGGATGTTCAGCTTACCATTTCAATGTCACAACATTTCCCGGATACCTTGTTTTCACCGGGGATATGGGGGCTTTCACGTTTTCCCGGACGCGAGACATGTTCCAATTTCATCGCATTAGCTGGGATCGTGATATTCCAATCATCGACTATAGATATTGGGCTGAAAAAGCCGATGCAGTCGATAAACACAGCGGCATAAGTGCTTTCAACGAAGCGCATTTTAAAGAGGCCGCCCTGCGTGAGTTTTGGAATCACGATTGGTCCGACAAAAAGACACGTCGCGATGAGTGGACCTTATACATCAGAGACATAATCGAAGCTGGCCACCAAAGCAGCGCAGAAGCCACGCAGGCTATGATGGATTATGAATACACGCGATGGTCAGAATATGATTGGGGTGGAACTAAATCCGAAAACATCAGACCCTTCGATGATTTCTATGAAAATGGTCCATTCACAAAGCCAAGTTTTCGTCTCAAGTGGGCCTGCTGGGCCATAGCAGAAACGATCAGAGCGTATGACCTAGGAGGTGATCGCTTTTCACGTCAGCGCGCACACGATCAATCAATTTTGAGGGGTGAAAAATGATCTGGACCAGATTGGAATTGGATTGCTGGACCGTAGGCATTGAGTTTGCAAGCGGATTTACCGTTCACTTGCTGTTTCTCAAGGTCACCTACATCCGCAAAGGAACCCGTCTTTACGATGATTTCAAGATGATCAGGAGGTCAAAATGACAAATCGGCCAATTCTATTCAGTGATCCGATGGTCCGCGCGATCCTACGCGGGCATAAGACGCAGACCCGGCGAATTTTGAAGCCGCAACCACCAGGGGGAAGCGTGGTTCATCTACGCTGCCTGTCGTTGATGTGCGCATCGAACGCCTACAGGACATTTCCCAAGAGGATGCGCGAGCTGAGGGGGTGACTGTGGTAAGTCAGGAAATGCGCGAAGCCCCTGACTTCGACAAAACAATGCCCTGGCATGTAGAGGGCGTCCCCAACTCTCAGGGAATGCGGCCACGAGAGGCGTTCGCCGCCCTATGGGATGGCATCAATGCGCAAACATACCCTTGGAAGTCAAATCCATGGGTGGCTGTGATAGAATTCCACACCATTCACGGCAATATCCTGCAACAGGAGGCAGCATGAGCCTGCGCGACGACATCGACGCCATGGAGCGCCACGCCGACAACGGAACCCTAAAAGAATGGTTTGAGGGAACAGCGCCTATACTGGACATTGAAGGACGTGTTATAGCACCCTCGATCAAACAGATCTTTAACCAACCCAAGAAGGAATCCCCCCAATGAGTGAGAAAATTGGTTTCACCGTAATTGAAGGTGGCGCAGGCGAGCGTGTAGCAGAAACAGAAATGGGGCACTATGAGATTTGCCCTACCGGATCTGGTCGCTTCTACGCCCTGTTCAAGAATGAAGCTGACGAGGCGACGTGGCACCACCCCATCGCCATCGACACCGCAGAAGAAGCGATGAGCATTTGCCAGAACCACTTTGAAGAACACGGGCAACCAAAACCGATCGAGGCGCAGAAAATGAAGCTGCGTCTTGAGGATGTATTCGAAGGCGACCGCATTATTCTCGATGAAGGGTTTACATGCACCAGCTCAGGTGAGGCCGTTGTTAAGTCAGATGACGATGGACTGTATTTCAATTGCGGCGACGGCAAGCACTATCTTGATGGCCAGGTTGGTGATGACGGATACTTGATCGGGATCACGCACACCAATGAAGAGCAGATGGTTGGTGTTGAGGACGCACCGGTGACACCAACCTATATAGTCTTCGACACCGAAACCACCGGCCTGTTTTTGTTTCGGGATGATACAACCGGAGAACCTATTCCGGCGGATGATCCGCGCCAGCCCCGCATGGCGTCTATCGCATTCATCCTCTGCGATGAGAATGGACACGAAATGTCTCGTGAAAAACGGTTCGTCCTTCCTGATGGGTGGTCAATTGATGGAGCAAAGGCCAGCGAGGTAAATGGCCTGACTGATGAATTCCTGAATGAAAACGGTGTTCCCGTGCATGAGATTTTGGACATGTGGGAAGGTTTCATCGAGGATGGATTGATTGCGGTCGCATTTAACGCTATGTTTGACTTGAAGGTGATGCGCGCAGAGCTGCGACGTGCGGGTCGGGACGATCACTTTGAGCAGACGATGAATTCATGCGCGATGCGCAGCTTGAAGCCATATCAAGATCAAGGCCTTAAAATGAACCGTGGCCAATACGTCAAACTTGAGGTCGCCTGTGAATTCTTCGGAATCGTATTGGAGAATGCGCACGATGCTATGGCCGATACAGAGGCGTGCCGCGCGATCACGGAGATTTTGATCAGGGATGGGAACCTCATACCGCCAAAAGTCCACTACCACCCCAAGCACCCAAGTCGAAAATCTAACGGCTGATCTTGTTCGACGGCTTCTGAGGTACGAACCAGATACCGGGAAGCTGTATTGGCTGCCGAGAACACCAGACATGTTTGATGATCTTGGCGGCCACGCCACATCCCACACCTGCGCCAAATGGAACGCCACATACGCTGGGCGAGAGGCACTCACTGCAAAGATCGGTCGCGGACACCTTCATGGCCGCATATGGTCTAAGGCATACCTGGCACACAGGGTCGCGTGGGCAATCTATTATGGCGAGTGGCCTAGCGGGGCAATTGATCACAGGGACAGGGATAAATCCAACAACAAGATCAAAAATCTGAGGCTTGGTAATAAATCTCAAAACTCTGCGAACAGAGAAAAGCAGGCCGGAAATTGTTCAAGCCAATACAAGGGTGTTTGCTGGAGTGTCACGGGTAAAAAGTGGGTTTCCTACATCAATGTGAATGGAAAAAGAAAACACCTTGGATCTTATGATGATGAAATTGAGGCAGCTAAATCATACGACAAAGCCGCCAAAGAAGCGTTCGGAGAATATGCCGGACTTAACTTCGAGGAAGTTAAATGAGTGAACCAAAAACCTGCAAGTGGCATGGCTGCCGTCGCGAATTCACCCCAAAGCACGGGAAGCAGGAATACTGCACTCCCAAGTGTCGTGTAGACATGCTGGACTGGAAGAAGTCATACGGCCCCAAGATCGTGACCGCGCTGATGGAAACTCCATTGAGTGAATTGAATGCGACGATGCGACGCGAGCGCAGAAGGCTTGAAGCCCTTGCAGAAAACATGTTGCCCAAACAATAAATAATGGGTAATGTAAAAGCCGGGCGAGCTTCGACCTTCGCCCGGCAAACCGCAACACTATTGGGATGCAATAAGTGTTGTGACCGGCACCAACCTAAGCGCATATGATGCGCGACACAAGCTAGTCACACTGCGTCCGCAAGGAAAAACAAATGGCAAAGACAAAAGGCTTAGACCTGCTGGATAGACCAATCTTCACATGGTCGCCTATGCAAGAGGGAATGCCGTATCTGGCTAAAATCAGATCCTTTGAGATGTTCTTTCGCGGCGACACCGCCATGAAGGCAATGCGCGCGGCCAATGATTTTCGTCTGATCGAGGCTCACAAACTGCGCGGTGACGATAAGTTCCCAGATGAACATCGAGAGGCGCTGCAAGCAGCGTTGGAGCGCGTAAAGAAATGAGAAAGCCATCAACCATGATGGCGCTCACGTCCTGGCATCGACGCGCCATGCGCGGTGAGAACCCGATCAGGCACGAAAGCGATCCTCAATGCGGGTGGTACGTCTATCGCAAGGTCAAAAACGGGCCTTGGATTCCGGTGACGATATTCTGTGACCGCGACATTGATGAGCATGGCGAGCTGACGCGCGATGAACGTATCACGGCTGATGTGTTCGGCGAAATCATGGACCCAACACCGATTTGGACATGGTTGCGGCCGGTGACGAAAGAAAAGCACGATGAGATCCTGCAATTCAGAATGAACAATCAGCATTTCATCGAAAATGAAACGCGAATTGATCTCGCAAACATACCTACTAGACCCAGAGGATAAGATATGGACACCCCCACCAGACCAAACCCAGATGCAGACCCTCTTGACTTGATGGGCCACAACAACCCACCAGAAGTGTTGCCATATAACGCAACAACGCTGGCCGAACTCAAAGCCAAGGCGGATCAGTTCATTGCCGTATCCGATGAGTGGAAAGACGTGGAGATCACCAGCGACACACTGGCAGGTCAATTGCTTGATCAGGTGGATGGACTCAAGAAACGCCTAAAAGACACCGAGAAGGCGCGCGAAGAGGCCAAGAAACCTCACCTGACCGCAGGCCGTAAAGTTGATGCCGACTTCAACGCGGTGAAAAGCCTGATCCAAAGCGCCATTGATCGCCTACAGCCCAAGCTCAACAAATACGCGCATGACAAGGCTGAAAAGGAGCGCATCAGGCAGCAAGAAGACGCAGAGGCGGCGCGTCGGGCGCAGGCTGCTGCCCAAATGCAGAAGGCGCAGGCTCAACAGACTGGATCTATCAAAGACCAGCACGAGGCCGATCAGGCAGAGCAGCAAGCGCAGGTGGCAATCAAGAAGTCAAAGCCGCAGAATACGCAGATCAAAAGTGCATCTGGCGCAGGCCGAACAATGGCGACGCGCAAGCGCAAGCACGCACAGATCGTCAATATTCGTCAGCTCTTTTTGCACTATCAGGAGCGACCAGAAGTGCAGGATCTGCTACAACGTCTTGCCAACGCAGAGGCAAATTCTGCAGGCTTCCCAGAAGATGGGAAGATCCCAGGCACCGACATCACAACCAAAACCACTCTGGCATAAGGAAAGCCCCCATGAACGAAGTAATTGAACACCAAGGCGGTCAAGGTATCACCGCCGCGCAAGGCACCATGATTCAAGATTTGACCCGTGCTGAAATCAACCAGCAAATCGCCACAGCCAAGGAATACCCTCGATCCCTGACGCTGGTTTCCCGCAACATCAACTCGTTGGTCACGATCAGCGCCACAGCCGCGGAAAAATGCATGTACAGCCTGCCACGCGGTGGAAAGTCAATCACCGGTCCGAGCATTCGAATGGCCGAAATCATCGTCAGCCAGTGGGGGAATTGCCGGGTCGGCGCGCGCGTTGTGCATGTGGACCGTAAAGAAAAGTTCGTGGAAGCTGAGGCGATTTTCCATGATCTTGAAACCAACACCGCGACGGCGGAGCGCGTGCGTCGCCGTATCTCGGACAAGAATGGCCGCCTGTTCAATGATGATATGATCATCGTCACCGGCAACGCCTGCAAGGCTATCGCCAAGCGCAACGCCATCCTGAGCGGTATCCCAGAGGTCATCTGGGGTGATCCATATGAGCAGGCATTGAAGATGATGCGCGGCGACACCGTTCCGATCAGTGATCGGCGAGACGCGGCGATGAAGGCAATGTCTGTTTTTGGCCTCGGACAAGATCAGGTTTTCAAGATCCTTGGCGTTGCCGGGATGGATGACATCAACATTGACCAGCTCGTGAAGCTCAAGGGCTTCCAAAACGCGCTGAAAGAAGAGCAGGTGACGGTTGTAGAGCTACTGCGCCAAGCTGAGGCCGCATCTGAACCAAAACGCAGGGCTGGCAGTATCACCAGTGACGCACCTAAAGAGCGCAAACCAAACCCAGAGGCTGATGCGGCGATGCAGGCCGAAGCTGAGGCCGCAGAGAAGCGCCGCCAGGCTGCCGCACAAAAGGAAAAAGATGACGCAGAAGAATTTGAGCGCCTGAAAGTGGTCTATCGCGGCATCACCGAAAAAGATCCAGATGGGCGCTGGAACCTTGATACGCTTGCTGAGAAGGTCGAAGAGGCCAAGGAAGCACTGCGCAATCCGAAGCCGGAGAATGAGGAACCGCGCGAAGAGGCGCAGGAAAAAGACACTGGGGATCGCGGCGGAGAACCAGATCCTCGTGATCAGGCTTTTGATCCCGGTGAGGATGGTCACGGAAGCCGCGCCCACGATGCTTTTGACGCCGAGAAGGTCTACAACGACATCGTGAATGACCTGATGTCGAACATCCCTCTTGCTGATGTCAAAGACATGTACGCTGACAAAATAGAAACCTTGAAAGCAGTCGCGCCGGAAACACACGCACGGCTGATGGAAGAATTCGAAGAGGTGTAAATAGGATCGCCGCGACGGTAGGCGCGTTGGGCGAGTAAAGTTCTAAATACCTGCCGCCACATTCAGCCCAGAGGTCAAAATGCTTGGACAAATTATAAGCCCAGGATTGATCATCGTTTTGATGCTCATGATCGCTTGCTGGGCAGACAAAAATTAGGAACACAAAATGAAATGGTCCCCCCAACAAAATGAGGCTCTGTCCAAGGTGGCTGAATGGCACCAGAAGTGCATGGCGGAGCTGAGGCAGGAAAACAGGCTTTCACAGCCGATATTCCGCATATTCGGATACGCCGGCACCGGCAAAACAACCTTGGCCCGGCACTTTGCTGATCAGATCGACGGAAAAACCACATATTCCGCATTTACCGGCAAGGCCGCCATGGTCATGCATAAGAGTGGATGCGAAGGCGCAACAACCATCCACAATCTGATCTATGACGTAAAGCAGAACCCCAAAACGGGCGCGGTCAGCTTTGAGTGGGATGCGGACGGTCCCGTCAGGGACGCGCACCTGAACATCATTGATGAATGCTCTATGGTTGACGCCGATCTGGGCGGCGATTTCCTCGCCTACAATCGCCCCATTCTTGTTCTCGGAGATCCAGCGCAGTTGCCGCCGGTGAAAACGCGCAGGGAAGAAGCAGACGGAACCGGAGCGGGATATTTCACGGAAGCTGAACCCGATGTGATGCTGACAGAGATCCACCGTCAAGCCAAAGACAATCCGATCATCTACCTTGCGACCCAGATCAGAGAGGGTGGAAGCATCGAGCATGGGCGTTATGGCGATTGCTGGGTCACGGATAAGAAAAAGGTCACGTCTCGCGATGTCATACAAGCCGATCAGGTTCTTGTGGGCACCAACAAGACGCGAGGCCAGTATAACGCCCGCATTAGGCAGCTTCTTGGCCGTGTGAACCTATTCCCAGAGCCTGATGACCGTCTGGTGTGCTTGAAGAACAACCGATCAACCGGGATATTCAATGGCGGCCTGTTTGAGGTGGTGAATGTGCATCCCAAACGCGCGTCTTTGGAAAGCAAAAACCGAATGGGCATGACGGTAAGGTCTCTCGACACAGAGGGCATGAATGCCCTGGATGTGGAGTGCAGATTAGAATGCTGGACCGGTGGCCTATTCGACGTCGATTGGCGCGACAAGAAGGGCGCTGATGAATTTGACTATGGGTATGCGCTCACAGTTCACAAGAGCCAAGGCAGCCAGTGGGATCACGTTGTCCTATATGACCAGAGCTTCGCGTTCCGGGATGATTGGCGCAAGTGGCTTTACACCGGCATCACCCGTGCCGCCAAATCAATCACAATAGCGAGGTAAACATGGACCTTTACACACAAGCTCTGCGCGTGGTGCGCGATGAGCGCAAATGCAGCACCAGCTTTGTCCAGCGGAAATTGTCCATTGGATACAACAAGGCGGCCAGTCTGATCGAAAAGATGGAAGAGGACGGCATTGTCAGCACGTGCAACCACATTGGCAAGAGAGACATCTTGGCCGACGATGATGCATTTTTCAAGGCTGTGAATCCGCCAGAGCCAATCATGCTGGAACGCTGGACCAAATACGGGGAAACGGGCGCTTCATCAAAGTGCATCGCGCAGGTGATGACAGGCGTGGAGCCAAACGGACATTACCCTATGGATGCCGGTGACTTCGGGCGGTGCGAAAAGCTGCTGGATGCAATACCGTCTTTCCTCGATCGTTTCCATCTCATGGCTGAGGTGAATGTCTACTGGCAGGCCCTGCATGACAAATGGTCAAAAATCCGGGAGACGCCACCAAATGAGCGCACGGCCCTGATCAAAAGCATCATCCATCCGATTCAGGACAAAGACCCAAGCCATGTGCGCTTGAGCGAGCAGGCCAGCGTTACAATCGGCAAGCCTGGAGCGGGTCACAATTCCGGTGATGAGCCAAAGACATCCAATGTAGAGGCATCGTATCGTGTAACCGCAGACGAGCTGCGGCAGTTTATCGAGCGTATGGAGCGCTTGGATCAGGAAAAGAAAGACATCATGGATCACCAGAAAGAGGTGATGGCCGAGGCGAAGGGCCGTGGATACGATGTCAAGGTCATGAAAAAGATCATCGCCCTGCGGAAGCGCCATGCCAATGATGTCGCGGAAGAAGAAGCGGTGCTTGAGATGTACAAAGAAGCGCTGGGGATGTCATGAGCAAAAAGGCAGATGAACCAAGCGAATGCCCCTGCTGCGCAGCCGGTGCAGTGGTTGTAACCCAGCACAGCGGAAAAAACTTCTGGAAGGGCTATGTGAAGTGCAACCGGAAGAGCTGCGGAATCCGAACGCCCACCTTTAAAAGCAGGCAGCACGCAATCAATGTGTGGAATAGAGAACCTGATGATTGATATGGGGCCTTCGGGCCCTTTATCTTTTCATCATTGTGGAGATGCCAGCCACGGCACCGACACTAGAACCAACATAGAAGACCCACTTCACCATGTCCGCAAAAGCCTGCTGCAGGGGCTCTGTCGGCAGATCGTAAACCTGCTGATCCCCAAATATGTCGCGCGTATAGGGTATGCTATCCAGAACCACTGCCCATTCCCATGCTATAAATGGAGCCGAAACCAGAAACACCAAGATCCAGAACGGTTTGTGGGAGAGTTTGGCCGTATTGTAATCGGCCATGATCTTGGTTTCTTTGACGGCTTCTTTGGCAAGCTCGATCGTGGTCTGAGTTTTTAGGCGCTCATGATCATTCTCAAGCTCCATGCGCTTTTCAAGATGGGCAATGCCTTTGTCCACAACACCACCAAACCCAAGCTTGATGATGAATGCGGCGATCTGCGCAAGCATGTCAGGTGCTTTCTACAAGGGCTTTCCGCGCCTTGCTGATCCAATACCAAATAAGCGACACGAGCCCCAAGGCCAACCCCGCCATGATTTCCACCATCTCAGGGGAAACAAACAGATCCGCGGCCTCTTGGGGCATCCACCCACCGGCGACGGCGCGTCCTGCGATCATGTATAGCGCAATGCGCACAAATACGATCATCTCATCCATAGTCTTCACTCCTTGGTGAATAGTTGTCCACGTTTAGAAACCTGGCTATCGCCCCACACCCAAGATCCAACTGGCTCATATTGACCGGGTGGAAGATCATCGTATTTGCATAGGTCATTACCAACCCACACCTCTAAGGGCATTTCTGCGGCTTTGTGACCAGAAGGGTATATGTACCAGTCGGACCCTATGCATCCTGGAATGACCTCATCAGTGCCAGCCTTTACGATCTTGGCTGACCACTGCATAGAGAATTCGCCGTCATCGCTCGCAGATATTGTCCGATCTTGGATCATGTTCCGCCCATCAAAGTACAGATCATGAACCTTGATAGGGTGAGGATCTGGGATGAATGAACCCACCGTCAAGCTACCGAATGTCGCCAAGAAAACGACGCCAATACCAGTCTGGATACTGTGAATCATTTCAACCATCTCTCCAAAACTTCCACCCCGAATTCGAAAAGACCGCGGCCATTCGAAGCAAGAATAGCTCCGATGACAATAGCCAAAGCCTTTCGATTTGTCACGGCATGGTAAATGGGGGCTACGACAACCCATGCCTTGTGGGCTTTGTCTACGGCATCCCAGACGTGCGCATGTTCTTCCTCTGTCTGAGGGGGCGTGCGCCGCGTACTCATGTTTTTGTCAGACATGCCAAATCCCTACTTCATCTTCTTCGGGATTTTATCCACCTCTTTATGGCTTTGGTGACAATTATCGCCCACAGCAAATCTAGGGCTATAGCCACCACTATAACCCAAGCCCCCGCTTCTATGAGCGCCAGTATTTTCAACATGAAGACCACCGCGCCAGCCAGCAATAAGTATCGCCATGATAACAAACAGATTACCGCTCAACATGTAGGGAAATCCCGTAGTTTCGGGATTAAATTCAGAGCCGGTCAATTTTCCGAAAAGGTATGAAAATGATGAGAAAACGCAAAATAGAGCGGGCCAAGATGCGCCCAACCACCTGTGCAGAATTATTCCAACGCAGACCCATGTGGCAAAGAATGCCAGCCAGATGAAATCTCCGATACTTCCGGCTCGATAGGTTTGCACAAGAAGAAGGGCCCCGACCATAACGATCAAGGCCCATCTGTTTTGCTTTGAAGCCCACACCATCGGAAGCAATAGACCAGCCAGGAGAACCATAGATGACCACGCAATCCCTGTGTTCAGAAAAACATAAACAGAGATCGCAAAGCTTACGATGACGTAGGCAACGCGCATTTACTTGCCGCCGCCGAACGGCTCAACGACTGCGCCATCCTCATCTTTCATGCAAAGGCTGCCGCCGATGGACTGCGCAGCGTGAAGGTGGGACAGAACCATTCCCATCTTGTCACGCTGTTCGTTCTGACCGGTGTTGCAGCATTCAACGCGCATGTCTTCAAAGTCCTGCATCATTGCGCGCAGGTTGCGTTGGTGTCTATGTAAGATTTTCGCACAAATTTTGGACACATTTTTCTCCTATATAGAATATTACTTTGCAATCTTATGTGTCAGTCACAATGGTTTTTACAGTCCCATCCCCAAATTTTATTTTTAAGTCACCATCAGCCGCATCTACATACATGATGGCGTAACCCGTCTCAGTGGCTGGAGCCGTAACACCATCAATTAAACGCAGCCCGCCTGCGTAAACCCTTGACCACGCCTGACCGTTCAAACCTAGCCTACGAGTGTCATCATCTTCAGGTGCGAAGTGACCATCGTGGTCAATGGTTGACATATGAACCATGTCTGCACTGGACGAATTTGATGGATGCGTCCAGAATGACAAACCCACACGCTCGTTATTGCCATCAGTCTGTTGGGCTACAATAGCCGCGCGAGGTGATTTTGTATTGACGCGAGCGAACGCGATAGACCCACCGTAGGCTCCATTCCCCGCAGTAGCACCTTTAGCTGCAACAACCATACTTTTCCCGGCAAACCCTGTAGCCGCAGAAAAGTTTCCCTGACTAAATACATTCCCGCCTGAACGGTCAGTATCATCAAACGTGCTTCCAGACTCAGACCAATCACTCCCTGTAATGTTGAAGAAAGAGTTATGCCCTATGGAAAGTTGCGTAGTAGATGCCGTCAGGATGCCATTGTCTACAGTATTCCCGATGGTGTTTTGGAAGATAGAAACACGGGAACTTGAGCTGACCCTAATACCGTTACCGTCAGCCCCCGAGGAGTCGGTAACATTATCAATCATATTTCCTGAGATAACGATATTCTCAGCCGAACCTACACGAATGCCGTTAAGCTCTGAGTTTGTGATTACGTTGTTTGAGATGACCGCGTTCTTGGGGGTTATGCTGTCATTTAGGGAAACGATAATGCCAGTACGGGCACCGTCTATGACGTTACTATCTATGACAAAGTTACTGATGCCATCAGTAAGGGTGCCGAAGCCCTCAACATCAATCCCGGTCTGCCCGGCAGAACGAATAAAATTGTTCGTAATATTGATGTACTGGCCGCGAATGATAAAACCACCGTTCTTACCTACCGTGGTGTTTCCATCGAAGGTCCAATAAAAACATGGCTCGTGACAGTCAAAATCACGTGTATCCCTGCCGCCGTCAACAGAGTGGTTTTTCAGAATATCAACGAACCGAGTAGGCCACGTACCACCGCCTGTAACAGAATGTCGACATCTCTCAAAGTAAGAGTTTGAGCAGGAAGAATAACTGGTTCCTTCTGATGCGCTGAAACCGTATCCCGTATTACCCAAGACAGGATTAGATAGGCAGTTTCGAACGTCCATTCGGGAAGAATGGCAATTTAACGAACTTTTAAATCCGTGCCCTGTGCTTTCACAGCCATCAATGGAAAGCAAATCAATTGATGAGTTAAGGCCATAAGTCAGGATAAGCCCCGAATGGCCGTAAAGAGACCCGCCTCCCAACAATTTTCCACCCTGCCAGTTAATGGAGATAGGATTGATTTTTTCAATAGTCGGACTATCTCCTGTGCTGATGTCAGAAAACGCTTTTGTAGAAACAGTTATCTGGGTTCCAGAGTCAATTTCCTCAATAGTAGTAATCCAGCCTTGATAGTTGCTGCCAGTCCATCCTGCGGCAAACACCGCTGTAGACTTAACAAAAATCAAATCTCCGGCAGATAGACCTGTAGTATCTGAAACATTTATTATTTCATCATTTTCGGTTATATTTGAGGTAATGGAGATAGGAGATCCTATAGTACCCGCTGCGTTAACAACTATCTTTTCACCCAAAGTAACGGATGCATCCATTGATGATGCATCAATGATCGCGCTGGGGTGCATTAAGATATTTTTGTCTTTTGTAATGGATAAACCATCGCTAATTTTATATGTTGAGCGACTAAAGAAAATTCCTTTTATGTCACTATCTAAAGCGTTTTGAATTTCTGACAAATCATCGGACAGTCCGTCCCCTTTTGCCCCAAAAGCTTTAACATCTAAGTGGTCCTGGTTGCTGACAACATCGAGCTGATTGCCGCCAGCGGTGTTCTTTCCAAGATTACCGGATGCCACGACATCATAAACAGAAAGCCCCTGAACCTCCAAAGTCACCCCAGATGTCGCGTGAACGCGCGTGTCGGCAAGCATCTCATCGAATGTCTCGTGATACCGCCTGCAATCCAGCCGCTGGCATGTCAATGACCTCTTGAGCATTCGATGTGTGCGTAGATGCGGCAACTACATCAAATGTTTCTGGCTCACCATTGTACCCATTAGTCGCGCGAATGGTTGCCCCCACCCAAGCCTGTTGATTTCCGGCAATATCAGAAACCGCCGGCACTTGGATTGCACCAAAAACCTTGTACGTGAAGCTGTCAGCGGTTGTCAGGTCAGGAGAAGATGACACCGCCTTGTGGATTACGCCATCGACAATGATGGTGCTGAGGCCAAGAGAATATCCTTGTGTCGCGCGTTCCCGCGTGGAGAAGATAAAACCAGCCTCAACCATTTTTAGGCCGCCAACACCTTCATCACCAGTCAATGTGATCTCGTGGTATGTGGTCGCAGACTGCGACACCACGTAATACATCTGCTGACCAGCCACGAATGTATCGCCCTCAGAATATTTTGTGTAGTCAGCGCCGCTCGCCAGCATCAGAGCTTTGGTCTTGTATCCGTTGCCCTGTTTAGCAATCAGGGTCATGCCCGTAGCCAGCTCATCAAGGGCCTCGTCAAAGACCTCTTGCATCCTCGGTGTCAGTGTCGGTGGCAAAACGAAAGTCGCGGGTAAATTCGCGTGTGGCGTGATCGTAACCCATTAGAGTTCTCCCTTAAGCGCTTCATATGCGGCAATACGGTTGTTTTGGTGGATGACCTTCGATGCCAGGGCAATCGCTAAAAGCAAGAGCGCGGCCATGAGCATGTAGGATGGGATTTGAGGCATATCCGCAAGCTGTGAGGTGCCGCCAAGGATACCAGAACCAGTGGCCTCCCCTGTCTTCTTCTGCGCCTCTTTGCGGGCCGCCTGGGCCTGAATTGACATCATTGCCGCGCTCTTGGTGTACATTGCCACCGAAGACGCCTCTACGGCTGCCACACGGCGCGACCATCCGCGTCCGAAGGTGCTGAACGTGCGCAGGGATCGCAAGAACCCCATACGTGCGGCACAAGCCTTCTCGATCACCTTTACGCCATCGGTTCCGGGGTGCGCGGCCTTGCCAAGCGTCTTGTCACCGACAACGCCATCAGCCTTGACCCCCAATCCCTTCTGCAACCAGCGCGCGCCACGCGAAACACCGCTATTCACGCCACCATCAAAGGCCACCAGATCCAGACCATCAGGAAGATTGTCACCGCGCACCCTATCCCAATAATTGGACTTATAGATGTCATGGACAACATCATCTGGTATATCGCGAACTTCTTGCTTTGTTGCCTTGCGACCTAGCCACTTTGAAAGCGTCCCGATCGTGATACCCTTGTTGGTTGCGCCGCCAGGGTCTTTGGGATGGTCAACATATCCGCCCTCATGCTTGAGGACATGTGAAAGGCAAATCGGGAAATTTGATTGCGTCATTAGTTAACCCCACTTCTGCTGATTTCTTTCCAAATAGTATCAAACCACTCCAAGGTTATAGCGCCGTATTGCCCAGCACCCTTACCCAAGGTGAAGCTGGCCCCATCAATATCAGGTGCTGTTGTTGATAAACCAACACTATTAGCCCCACCAAATCTAAGAGTAACCCTGTCTCCAGAAGCGGGAGCAACTCCCCAATCTGAATATGTTGTAGGAAGCAAAAGCCCCGTGTGAGCCCCATTGCTGGATACGGAAATGGTTTGATGCGGTCCATCATATCCATTCAGGGAAACAGATTGATCGTTTCCAGTTACTGACAGGTTTTGCCTTTGCCTTTTCGGGCCGGTTCGACCTCCTGAACCATTGTACAAAACGCCAGATGAGGCTTTGTAAATCGCATTTCCTTGCAATATGATTGGGTCTGTTACGGTCGATGCTGTGGCTGGGGAGATGTATGTTTTGGTGTTTCCCATTAGGTTGATTTCGCCGCCCCTCAAGAAAATAGAATTAGAGAATTCACAAGCGTTTAGATCAATATCGCATCCATAAGTTATCCACTGGCCTGATATTTCAGCAAATGTGCACAAGATTTTACAGCTATATGCTGTCAGCGATGAGCTGATAGACATAGGATTGCTACCATCTGTTCCGCGAAATATGAGGTTAGCGCCCTCTATAGAAATAGCACCTGATATGGAGACAGTATTGGCTATCTGTATTGTCCCGCGCCCGGAAATTGCAGAGGACGATGCGCCTGAAATAGAAACCGTGTTGGCTATGGTGGCATGGCTTTCATCTAGGACAACCAATCCGGTTCCAGCGCCAGTTAGCGCGCCATTCCCGGTCAGCTCTAAGCTGCCACCAGACTCGGCGACTGCACATTGAGCCGCATCTGTGCCACCAGCAATATCGACGTTTAAAGTTTGGATATATGCGCCCCTGTGAGAGGTCAGCATCGCATTTGCTGATGTGCCGGATGTGACTTCAATTGTTAAATCTTGAATCCCAAGGTTGGCCCCGCGCGTCACATAGACACCATAATCCCAAGTCGATCCTGTTTTTATTTTGGTTCCTGCTTTCGTCGCCCCTTTTAAGACAACACCACCAACCAAATTTCCGCCCGTTGCAGCGCTTCTGTCTGACAAAACGCCGGTGAAATAAACCACCGCGTCACGCTCAGTGTCTGATGCATCAATATAGCCTGTGTCATATGTTCCATCGGCCATTTCAACCAGATAGGTTACGCCCGGATAAATCCTTGAGGCGGCCATGGAAAGCGCCTTTCCGGGAGTGGCAAATGGATGAGCTGATGAGAGCCCGTGATTATCAGAGTCGCTACCGCCATTTGACACATAAACCGTTACGTCCTCGCGCAACCTTTCGGTGCTTAATTCAATATTGTTTCCAGAAATGGTTACGCCGCCGGTTCCGGTATGGGGAATATCATCCCTGCCAAAATTTCCCGTGATTGGATAGAATTCATCAAATCTTATTGTTCCAGGCGAAGACGCATATGCTCTTTCAATGATAGCAGAATTATCGGCCGTGCCTGTGTTTGCGCCAAACGCCTTAACGTTGATTAGGCCCCCGGACGCCAGCCCCCAAACCGGCACCACGTCTAGCTGATTGCCGCCCGCGGTGTTCTGACCAAGGTTTCCAGATACAACCACGTTGTATTGCGAAAGGCCCCGAACATCCAACGTTATAGAACCAGATGTCGCGTGAACGCGCGTGTCGGCAAGCATCTCATCGAATGTCTAGCTTGACCAGAGACAACGGTCAGATCAATAACCTCTTGGCCGTTGGCCGTGTAGGTTCCGGCAGCAACAATGTCGAATGCCTCAAAGTCTCCATCGTAACCATCATATACCATGGCACCGCCACCGACCTTTAAGGATGGGTTTGCCTGCATGGCCGCAATGGTTAGAGATGGCTTGTCGTCTTGGGCGATGGCGGTCATGCCCGTAGCCAGCTCATCAAGGGCCTCGTCAAAGACCTCTTGC